TTTTTTTATGACTCAAATTTCTTCAAAGTTAGAACGATTAATCAAGAATTCTCGAGAGATACTGCCTGTAAAGGTAGATCAGGGCATCCTTGTGGGCGATGTTCTAATAACCAGCCAAGGCAGCATCAAAAACCTTGTGCAGAACGGAGAGATCAAATACAAAGAGATACATCTAAATGTCGCTGCTATTTGCATAGCTAATCTATTGGCACAAAGAAAAACAGGAATCGCAGCAGACATACTATATAACGCTGATCAAGAGTACGGGCGGTGGTTCGTAGACAGTCAGATGCTACGGGCACAGTATCAGAAAGCGGTAAGTAATCAGGACTTCGATCGTGCTGATATGCTGTGGGCTAGGTATCAGGAGAGTCGAGATCGCACTATAACAGCCAAGAATCGAGCGCAGTCTTTGGCTGTCATCTGAATAAATATAGTATCAATCTGGACCCATACAAAAATATGAAAACAACAGACCTTTTTAAATTTAATAGATCTTCTAAACGAATCAACGAATCCCTAGACAAGATGTTTGGTAAAAAACTCAATCTAGAAAGCTTCGATACTATGAAGTTAGAAGATGCTCGAAACAAGCTAAGGACACAGATCCATACAGCACGTACTACCAGTGGGTTCAATGAAACTCTAGAAAATGAAACACTAAGCAAGGCTCAGTGGATGCATGATGCTATCGTTGCCGAACTAATGGACCGCGAGGAACACATTGTAGATACTACACAATTCGAAGAAGCTGATTCGTTGGAAAGTGAAGTTGCACAGATTCTAAAGAAGTTTGACGAAGACATGAACGAAATTGGCGGCTATGGTGATCCAGATCAAGCCAAGATTGTTGAATTGCTAAAACAAGGCGACTGGGACGGTGCTACTGAAGTAGTATGGTATGCCTATGCTGATCAAGATGGTGGCGAACTTCGCGACATGGACAACTATATCGAAGATATAGAAGATCAATTCAAAGACCTTGCTCAAGGCGGAGACGAAGACGAAGGCGGAGAAACTGATGACAACTATGCATTAGCATCAGCAGGATTTGGTTCAGATGAAGACTACGGGGATTTTCCAGAAAGTCTAGAATTAGAAAGCATTGACACAACAGGAGAAGATATGCGTAACTTAAGAGAAGGTGAAATCCAGCAAGCGTCTGCGATTGTCACAGCAAAAACAATGGTTGACAGAGTAGGTCGTTGGATTGAAGAACTTTCTGGCATGGAGAACGATACTCTATTACAGTTAGGTGATTCTATCCGTGATGAGATGGGTCAAGAGCAGGCCAAGGCATTTATTGAAGCAGTAGCTCCTGCGATCCAACAGGCACTAGATACACTTAAAGGCACAAGAGATACATTGTCTACAGGTGTTCGTAGTTTAGCCAGCGGAGAAGCTCCAGCAGACATGCTCGGTGGTGATGCGGGTGGCGAAGCAGACATGGGTGGCGAAGCAGAACCAGACATGATGAATACCGGCGGTGCAGAAGAAATGGGCCCACCAGAAGACGAGTTTGCCGCAGCAGAACCAGCAGCAGGCGGACTAGGCGATGCGGGTCGTGAACAACGTGAGAGTATCAATAGAAGCAGTCGCTTGTTAAAAGTACTGGCTGGCTAATGCGACTGTCTGAACTAAGAGAGAACGACAAGCAGCTGGATGAAATACTTCCAGCCATAGGTGCTGCTGTCGGCGGTGTTGCTCGTGGCGCAGCCGCAGTAGGAAGTGCTGCATTACGAGGTGGTGCCGCATTGGCTAGAGGAGTGGGCAGTGCAGTTTCACAAGGTGCTAAAGCAGTAGGCAATGTAGCATCTCAGGGTGTTAAGGCTGTCGGACAAGGCGTAAATGCTGTAGGTCGAGCAGCTAATTTAGGCGGGCTAGAAGGCGGACAAATGGATCCAGCCCAGGCAGCAGCAGCGGCCAAAGAACAGCAAGAACAGAAAAAACAAGTGCAAGATCAAATCAAACAAGCTGAACTACAGTTAGTTGACCTTAGAAAACAATTGGCAGAACTAGGATGAGATTTTTTGAATTCACAGGCGACGATGCCAACATTGATAAATTTATAATGGCATTGAGAAATCATGTAGGTCGTGCTGCATCTAAAAAAGCGCCTTCTAAATTAAATTGGAACGCACTAAACAAGATGACTACGTCGACTGGTTTTGAATTCTCTGCTGATTATGAAACATTTAAATCAATCTACGATACTAATCCAATCGTACAAACACTAGTGAAAAATTTCAATGCCGACGGACTCGAATTGAATGTTCCTGGAGCAGAAGAGCCTAGTGATGCCACAGCACAAACTCCAGTCAAAAGCGGTGAAACTAGTCAAGATGCGGTAGATAAAATGGCTGCTTCAGCTGCTCCGCAACAATTAGCCGCTCAGGCTTGACATAATAATTTATTTCGTGTAATATATACACGATATGAATACTCAACTTAACCCCCCTCCATTTGTAGAACGTTTCCAATATAAGAATTGTAAACAGATCAACGACCCCGTAACTAGGAAGCGAGTCTATCTAACTCCAGACGGAGAGAACCTACCTAGCGTAACGACAATCCTCAGCGCAACCAAAGACATGACCCATTTGAATGAATGGAAGAATCGTATCGGCCATGCCAAGGCTCAACAGATCACCACTGAAGCTGCTGGAGTAGGTACTGCTATGCATGCCAACCTAGAGAGATTCCTAGTCGGAGAACAACGACAGCCTGGCAATAATCCAGTTCATGTACAGGCTAACAAAATGGCGGATGTGATTATCGAAAACGGTCTGAGTAAAATGGATGAAGTCTGGGCCATGGAACAGAGCTTATACTTTCCAGGACTGTATTCGGGCACCACTGACCTAGTAGGTGTCTATGAAGGACAGCCTGCTATCTGCGATCACAAGCAGACCAACAAGCCCAAGAAAGCTGAATGGGTAGAAGATTATTATCTGCAATTGGTTGCCTATATACTAGCACATAATGAAGTCTACGGCACTGACATGAAGCGAGGAGTTATTTTCATGTGTAGCAGGGCATTTGAATATCAGCAGTTTGATCTGCTCCCCGAAAACTTCAACAAATACCAGGATATGTGGCTGGCTAAGGTAGAGGAATACTATACCGCTGCCAGATAAATACTCTATAACAGGGGTAGATTATTATGGCAGTGGTGCAAATTTCCAAGATACAGGTCCGCAGAGGACAAAAAAATTCAAATAGCGGAGTTCCGCAATTAAGTTCTGCGGAATTTGCTTGGGCTGTAGACTCACAAGAACTGTTCATAGGCAACGGTTCGGTCGCTGAAGGCGCACCGTATGTGGGCAATACCAAAATACTAACAGAGCACGACAACATATTAGATCTAGCATCTAGTTATCAGTTTGCATCTAACGATACGTCGATCACTTTAAGCGTGTCGAGAAGCCTACAGGGCAAAGCAGACGAGACTGTCAGTGTAGCAGACTTTGGCGCGATCGGGGATGGATCTACTGATTGCACATTGGCTTTTGAAACAGCTTTCACTCAACTGTTTAGAAATGTAAACACCAATTATAGAAAAGTCTTGCTAGTACCAAATGGCGAGTACTTGTTCCTCAGCGACTTACGTATTCCTAGCAATGTTATCTTGCAAGGTGAAACTCCAAATGGTGCTGTGTTAAACATAGGATCTAATAACATACGATTCATTACCAGTACAGGATTGGAACTCGCAGATTTCAACAGTTCAAATAGACCCACAGGGTTAAACTTGTCTAATCTAACTATCAATAGAGTCGGCGGACAATTGGTATTGAGTGGAGTCGCTGATTCGCAATTCGACAACATAACCTTCCGAGGTGAGTACGTGTTAGGTAATGCAGTTCCTTCCTTGAGCACTGCTCCGGCAGCAGTATTCTGGGAAAACACATTGTCCGGCACTAGAACAAACAACATCAAATTTAATAAATGTTCATTTGAATCAAACAGCATAGGCATAAAGTGTTCACAGACCACTGCCTACGAAACCAATATTTCTTTCCTAGACTGCGATTTTTTCGTAGGCCATGTGGGAATCTTTATCAGCGGAGTCAGTACCCAATCTAACAAATGGAAGATCTTTGATTGCGAGTTTGAAGAGATGGCATCCCAAGCTATACGATCTACAAATGGATACAACACACTAGTACAAAGAACTAAATTTAAAAATTGTGCAAACGGTACAGGTACAGCATCATCACCCGAAGACAACATCGTGTACTTTGGAGAGAAGAGAAACAATATATTGGTAGACTGTACCTTTGATAGACAACAGGCAGCTGGTGTAGTTTCGTCAGTGGCAACAGTGGCAGTCAACGAAGTTTACAACAGCGACAAAGTTAGCATAGTCGACAGAAATTTTGGTCAGATATTTTTATCTGACAGCTTTAGACCATTGGCAGTCTTCTCTGCCTTTAATAAATTTTATACAATCAATTACTTTCTAGAATTGGGAACACATTCTAGAGCCGGAGAATTAAATCTCAGTATTGGAGATCAGTTAGGTGAAATATCTATTTCTGATCAGTATCAATATTCTCCACCATCGTCTACGTCAACCGAAGGAGCTCTTATGACAAACTTTGAATTTCTAGCAGAACTTAGAGATAACGATGCCGACAGCGGTATCGATACAATAGTGCTGTCGTATAAGAATCCGTTGGCGTCTGGTCAAACAGGCACTATATCGTTTGATGTAGCCTACGGTGTTTGACAAATACGACACTGAAAGATTAGCAGAATGGAAGCAGTTCAGAGATAGGTTAGAAGTCAGCGATACTCCCTTAGAGGATGTCGCTAATCTCTGGAGCCTAGCTCCATTTGTTAATCCGTATCTAAATCCAAACAATCCCTCCGAATGGCCCGATCCATGGCATTTGGTATTAGATTCTCGCCTAGATGATCTTGCAATCACTTTGGGTATGCTGTATACTATTAAATTAACACAGCGGTTTATGGCCTCCGAATGTGAGATACATACGTCTATGTCCACAGAAGAAAAGCATCCCAACTATTTTTTATTATTAGATAAAAAACATGCTTTAAACCTGGAATATAAGCGGGTAGTTGAAGTTAATAATTTGCAAGAATTGAAATCCAGGGTGATATGGACTAAGGTATAATGTCTTATAAATATCTTCCTGATCATAATAAAAACCGAGAAACAGACATGACCATTACAGTAATAAAAAGAAACGGAGAGAAAGAGCCATTAATGATCGAGAAATGGCAGGCACAGATTGCAAAGGTCTGCGCTGGAATAGCTGACGTGAGTCAGTCGATGATAGAAATCAAAGCACAATTACATTTTTACGATAACATCACTACAAAAGAAATAGATGGCATAACACTTAGGGCCATAGTAGATCTAATAGATGCAGAACAAAATCCAGATGTAGGTCATACCAATTATCAATACGTGGCAGGCAAGCAACGTTTGAGTATGCTGAGAAAAGATGTGTATGGCAGTTATACTCCTCCCCACCTCTATGAAATTATCAAAACCAATGTAGCCACGGGATTATACACGCCTGAGCTTCTTGAATGGTATAGCGAAGATGATTGGAACAAGTTGAATGACATGCTGGATCATGAAAAAGATGAAACATATTCATATGCAGCCATTGAACAGTTGATAGAGAAGTACCTGGTCAAGAACCGTGCTACTAAGGAGACTTATGAAACACCACAAATTCGTTATATGGTTGCAGCCGCGACTGTGTTCCATAAAGAAGAACCTAATGCAGCCCGTATGCGTTACATCAAAGAGTACTACAACGCGGCTTCAGATGGTTTGTTTACTCTTGCTACACCTGTCTTGGCTGGGCTCGGCACTCCTACTAAACAGTTTTCTAGTTGTGTGCTTATCCGCAGCGACGACGATCTGGATAGCATATTTGCTTCTGGTGAGATGATGGCCAAGTATGCCAGCAAACGTGCTGGTATTGGTTTGGAGATAGGCCGTCTGCGTTCACTAGGTAGTCCCATTAGAGGTGGAGAGATCATGCATACAGGTATGATCCCATTCCTTAAGAAATGGTTCGGTGATCTACGTTCATGCTCACAGGGCGGCATTCGTAATGCCAGCGCCACAGTATTTTATCCCATATGGCATTATCAGTTTGATGACCTTATTGTCCTTAAGAACAATCAAGGCACAGAAGAAACTCGTGTACGACACATGGACTACGGAGTTGTGTTGTCAGCTTTCTTCTGGAGACGTTTTAAAAACAAAGAACAAATTACGTTTTTTGATCCTAATGATGTACCTGACTTATATGAAGCATTCTATAAAGATACTGCTCTATTTGAAGAGCTGTATGTCAAGTACGAAAAGCAGAAAGGTCTGCGTAAAAAGACCATGAGTGCTGAAGAAGTGTTCAAGAGTGGTATACTGAAGGAGCGCACGGATACAGGTCGTATCTATTTGGTGTTTATTGACAACGTGATCAACCAAGGACCATTTGATCCTGAATATCATACGATATATCAGAGTAACCTGTGCTGTGAGATTCTATTACCCACACGTCCCTTTAAGAGACTTGATGACGATGCTGGTCGCATAGCGTTATGTACACTGGGATCTCTCAACTGGGGAGCGTTCCGGAACCCAGAGGATATGCGTAGAGCCGCAAGGATTCTACAGCGTAGCCTGTGTAACATTCTTGACTATCAAGATTTTCTGTCGATACAAAGCAAACTAAGCAACGACGAGATACAACCATTAGGCATTGGTGTTACTAATCTAGCCTACTGGCATGCCAAGCGTGGTTTGAAGTATGGAGAGAAAGATGCACTACAAGAAGTCAAGACTTGGATGGAACATCAAGCCTACTATCTAACAGAAGCCACTGTGGAGTTGGCCAAGGAGCGTGGCCCTTGTACCGAGAGTGCCAAAACACGCTACGGTCAAGGTGTGTTCCCCTGGGAACTACGTGCTAAAGGTGTAAATGAGCTCGCAGATTTTGCTCCGGAACTAGACTGGGAAAGTCTTAGAACTGATATGAAACAATACGGAGTACGCAATGCCACATTGATGGCCATCGCTCCTGTTGAAAGTTCTAGTGTGGTAATTAATTCAACCAATGGTATCGAAATGCCTATGAGTTTAATCAGTACCAAGGAATCAAAAGCAGGATCGTTTACACAGGTCGTACCTGAATATCATAAGTTGAAAAACAAATATCAATTGATGTGGGATCAGAAAGACTGTGATGGCTATCTAAAAACTGCTGCGGTGCTTGCTGCCTATGTGGATCAAAGTATCTCAACTAATACATTCTACAATCCAGCACACTTTGCTGATAGGAAAGTGCCAACTACATTGATTGCTCGAAACCTTATGCAGGCCCATGTGTGGGGATTGAAAACATTCTACTATAGCCTAATCAATAAAGCAGGTAGTAAGCAGCAGGCAGAACTGACGCCTGAAGTTCATTATAATGGATTCCACAATGAACGAGAATTAATTGAAGACGAAGATTGCGAGGCATGTAAATTATGAAAACACTTAGAGAATATATCGATTTGATTTCAGAATCTACCAAAGTGGATGATGAGTGGTTTAAAGACGGGGCTTTCAAAACTTTTAAAAAGCCAGCCGAAGAAAAGTATGAAATCGCCAAAGAACCTGGAACAGTTGATACACTAGAAGGACCAGTTCGATATGAAGCAGGGCATTATATCATGACAGGTCCAAAAGGCGAGAAATATCCAATCAGTCCAGAGAAGTTTGCAAGTCTCAAAGACGATCAAGGGGACGGCATCGCGACACCTAAGAAGATTCCAAAGATAGCGAAACTTGCAGATCATGATGGTGTTCTACGCACATCGTGGGGTGATCTAAACTATACCAAAGGCAACGACTACATTGTACGTCATGGCGAGGGCGACTATGGCGCAGTAAAGAAAGATATATTTCAACAAACATACGACACAACAAATGAGTAAAGCACAATACAACCTAAACACAAAGACAGACTATCTTAACCGTAAGATGTTTTTAGACCCAGCAGGCCCAGTTACCATACAACGCTTTGAAGAAGTAAAATATAAAAAGATAGCAGACTTTGAAGCAACAGCACGTGGCTTCTTTTGGCAACCTGAAGAGATTAGTCTTACTAAAGACTCAAATGATTTTAAAGATGCCAGCGATGCAGTTAAGCATATCTTTACCAGCAACCTGCTACGTCAAACAGCACTAGATAGTTTGCAAGGCCGTGGACCTAGTCAAATCTTTATGCCTGTTATATCATTGCCTGAACTAGAAGCATTAGTATACAACTGGACATTCTTTGAAACTAATATTCACAGTAAGTCATACAGTCATATCATCCGCAACATTTATAATGTGCCAAAAGAAGTATTCAATACTATCCACGACACTAAAGAAATTGTTGAAATGGCATCGAGTGTAGGCAATTACTACGAAGCATTACATGTCATCAACTGCCGTAAACAGTTAGGTGAAACTATTCCAGAGAAAGAATATATCAAAGCAATTTGGATGGCTCTACATGCCAGCTATGCTCTTGAAGCCTTCCGCTTTATGGTCAGCTTTGCCACAAGCCTGGCCATGGTAGAGAACAAGATCTTTATGGGCAATGGAAACATCATCCAATTGATCCTACAAGATGAACTGCTACACAAAGGTTGGACTGCTTACTTGATCAATCAAGTGGTCAAAGAAGACAGTCGCTTTGCTGAATCCAAGGTAGAGTGCGAGCAAGAAGTTTATCGACTTTACATGGATGTGATCCGTGAAGAGAAAGACTGGGCCACCTATTTGTTTAAGATGGGACCAGTAATCGGACTCAATGCAAACATCCTACGAGACTTTGTTGACTACACAGCAGTAAGCGCATTAAAAGACATTGGTATCAAATATCAAGCCAGTGCTCCAAAATCAACACCAATCCCTTGGTTCAATAAACACAGCGATACCAGCAAGAAACAAACAGCTCTGCAGGAGAGCGAATCAACAAACTATGTCATCGGAGTCATGAGCGAAAATATTGACTACGAGGAATTACCGACTATATAATATCATGTACAAAGCACAATTCAAAAGACACAACCCCTACGAAAGTTGGACTACTATAGGACATTATGGAACTGAGGCTTCAGCTATCAGTTCTGCTCTTTCTTATAAAAACAAAGGAATGATCATGGTACGGGTCGTCGACAAGAATGGTTCTGTGGTATATACAGGTTAAAGGAAAAAGAAATGAAAGCAGTAGTATGGAGCAAGTATAATTGCCCTTTTTGTGATCAGGCTAAAGCCCTGTTAAAACAAAAAGGCATTGCATTTGAAGAACGAAAGATTGGAGATGGATTTACTAGAGAAGATCTATTAGAGTCTGTGCCTAATGCTAGAACAGTTCCACAGATCTTTCTCGATGAAGAATTGATAGGTGGTTTCACAGAATTAAAGAAAAGGTTAGAAAATGCTAATTGATAAAGGTGTAAGCGTAGGTGAAGTAATCACGTTGAAATTGACCAGCGGCGAAGAAATCGTAGCCAAACTGGTAGAAGACAGTCCCACATACTACAAGATCAGCAGGCCACAGGTAATTGGCATGGGTCCAAAAGGTCCGGGCCTAATGCCTTACCTGTTTACCGTACATCCCGACAAAGAAGTTAAATTGCTGAAAAATACCGTTACAGTGGCAGAAGCTACTGATAAAGGGTTTGCTGATCAGTTTATACAATCAACCACTGGGATCGCACTGGCTTAAATACTAGACTATGGCAACGTCTACAATCAATCCAGCACCGGCCGCTTCGAACAGTCCTAGCGGATCATTCTCCCCGGTAAGTCATACACATCCGTTTACTGCAATTACAGGACTGCGTTTCGGCGCAGATGGCAGAGTCGAACCGGTATATGATGCCATCAATGTCAGAGCCAACGGACAGCTGATTGCACTATACAATGCAGCGGCTACTCCGGGTTCTCCGGCCGCAGCCGCTGTACCGTTTGTAACGATAGAAGCAGCAGTTCAAAACAATGATGGCGAGGATACTGCACAAGGTAAAATCCAGGCCGATGCGTTCTTAGCTGCCGGTAAGATCACGAAAAAACAGTACGATGATTTAACCAAAGAAGTCAAACCATCTACAGCCGGAGTTGGACCAGCTAGAGTAAACACCGCCGGCAAGAACGGATTTACATTTACCGGTGATACATTTGAGTATTCAACACCGTTAACACCCAATGGTACCACGTTGGGCGATATGATTAAAAAAGTAACGTTCCCAAGGACCATACAGCAATTGGGGCAGAGTGGCAAAGGATTAACCGCAGCACAGGTAGTGACTAATCTATCTGCACTGGCATTAAATGTTGTTGAACCAGTTAAGAAAAAATACCCCATGGCATTCTTAACCAATTCTTTTAGGCAAGGTCCTAACGAAGCACAACACGGCACCGGTCAAGCCTGCGACATCCAATTCAGCGGAGTTAAAGCTCATGACTACTTTGAAATTGTCCTATGGATGAGCAAAAATATTCCTTACGGACAATTATTGTTAGAGTACCTACCAAACAAAACTGTATGGTGTCATGTCAGCTACGAGATACCGGGACTACCAGCAGGCGGTATTACAGTAAAGCCAGTTAACAAATTAGCCACACTTAATGGAGCAGCAGGCGGTAAGTTCCTGCCTAATTTACATCAAGATATTTTGGTAGCATCAGTGCCTAACAGAG